TCCATTTACTTCATCTTTTTCGCTGGTTTGGCGGCTGCGCGCTTGGTCGCATACGCAATGGCCACGGCCTGTTTGACAGGTTTGCCCGATTTTACCTCGGCCTTGACGTTTTTACGAAAGGCTTCTTTGCTTGCGGACTTTACGAGCGGCATCTTACTTCCCCTTTTTAGCCGTTTTGGCCGATTGCTTGAAGTCTTTGCTGGTCGGCGCGCCAGGCGAGCCGGGTTTGCGCATTTTTTCGCCCGATCCGGCCTTAATTCGCTCGCGTTTAGCGTGTATTGCAGCGTACAGCCCTGGGTCACCTGGCTTTTTCATCAGCACTTCCATCGTTTAAGTGACGCTTTCGCGCGTTCGCCGTCCTTCGCTTTCGCTGCTACGGCACCCATTCTGGCGCAGAACGACTTTTTGCGCCCTTCATCAGCCTTCGTCTTCGGGTGGGGCGCCGGTGCCTTCAAGTTCGAGCCTGTCTCGCGGTTGTACTTCTCTCGCCCCTTGGCTGTCAGGCCGGCGCCCTTGGAGACCGGCAGCTTCTCGCCCCGGCCAACGCTTAACGACACACCTTTTTTCGTTGCCATCACGCCCCCATCCAACCAGTTGCAGCGACTGCTCGCTGCTGGTACCCATCGCTGCGCTTCGTCGCTCGCTCGTACCCCGATTCGCGGCTCGCCACCGGGAACGCGAACGTTACTGCCAGCGCGTCGGCTGCGTCCGGTGACGCGAGGCCTCTCGACTTCATCTCTTTCTTGCCTTCCAGATAGATCGTTCCCGACGAGTCGGGCTTTTTCATCGGGCCTGTCAAGTCGGCTTTGAGCTGCCTATCGTTGGGGATGCTGGCAGTTTTCAACCAATCCTTCATCGCACCCCACATCTCAGCACGCTTGTTGCCCCACATGACGGGCTTGCTCGACTTCCATCCAAAGTTCACTCCACGCACCTTGTATCGCTGTTCTTTTAGCCTGTCAAGTACCCCGTAGCCTAGACCACCTTCGTCGATCACTGTTAGCGCCGGGCGGTACTCTTCGATGGCGTCAATCACCCGGCCAACGGTCGTCATGGTGTCCTCGCCGTGGTACCGCTTGATCGCAACTAGGTCGCGGCCTTGTCTGACGACGATGACGGTTGCGTCCGCGCCGCCGCGAGCTGGGTCAACGCCGACAACAACTGGCGCCGTCTCGTCCTTGTAGCGTGGCCGGTTGACGGCATCGTCGACAGCAGACGCACCAATAAACTGATCTTCGCCAGCCGATGGGAATTCACCGTAGACCTCAACCCTAGCCTGTGGCGAATCCTCGCCATACTCCGCAATGATCTGCTCATATATCTGCTTGTCCGTGTCTTCGACCGTTCGCGAGTCAATATTCTCCGTGTGCCAGAAGGCCCGCTTGGCGTGGAAACACTCGTAGAAGTAGCCTTGATTACGCCGGGGGTTACTGAACGCGAACCAGTACCTGTCCAGTATGGGTTCTGTAAAGAAGCCCGCACCGACCGACCAGATGGCGTCGGGGATACCACTCGCCTCATCGAAGATCAGCATCATGCCGTCGTGGTTGTGAACACCGGCGTAGCTGTCCGGATTCTCTTCCGACCAGAGCTTGCCCTCCGCCGCCCAGTAGCGCGTACCTTTCTTCAAGTCGCGCTCGACCAGTTCAGTTATCCACTTGGCCGGAATCAGCTTGGTTGCGCTGATCTCCCACCAGTGGCTGTTAATCACCATCGCCTGCCACTTAGTCAGCTCACCCCATGTGACCGATCGCAGCTGGGCTTCTGAGTTGGCTGACACGATCACGCTTGATCCGATGCGGGTGGACAGCATCCACAAGACGAGCCAGCTGACTAGCGCGGACTTACCAATCCCTCGACCAGACGCGACCGCAGTGCGGAGGGCGTCCATGTCAATCTGACCCCGATTATTTCGGATGTGCGTGGCGATCCTGCGCAGTATCTTGCGCTGCCAGGTGCGCGGGCCTTTGAACTTGGCCAGCGGCGTATTCTGTTGCCCCCACGGAAACGCGAACAGCACGAACGCTTCGGGGTCGTCAGCGATGGTCGGCGCCCAGAGGCGCGTCATTAGGAGCTGCTCGCCCTCGGCGTCATAGATCGGCTGTTGCGCCATTAGCGGGTATCCATAAATATTTCAGGGCGTTGCCAATTAACGCGCATTTTTTCTAACTCAGGGTATTTTTCGGCAAGCCGCCGTACCTTGGCAATATATTCATTTGTACGTTTAGTCGCCATGTTTTTTTCTGCCATTTGGGATACGGGCGTTGCAGTTGCAAAATATTCGTTAATAATCTCTACTGGACTGTTGACCTTATTTACGGAAGGCAATCCACTAACCCGAATGTCATTCATCATTTCATTAAACCTATCGCGCGGCATTGACTGGCGCAGCTGTTCTGCGGGATGCGCTACAGAGTATGATTTTTCTTTAGCGCCGCGAGTGCGAGCATGCATTGATTCGTGCAACATCGTGCTTAATGCATTTAGCGTCTCTTCAGTTGTGGTGTCGCTGCCCATGCCGATATAGCCGTACTTACCGTAAGGCTCCATTAACATGGAGTTAACGCCGCTAGGGTCTAACGCAATTGTGCGGTCGTATACGTCAAACTCTCCTGCGCTAGTATTTCCGCGTGGCATACGAGTCGTTACTGTTGCGGGAGAGTTTGCTAGGTATTCTGGAAACTGCGCGCGCATAAGTTCTGGAAGCAAGCCGGAGTACACATTAAGCGCGGCTTTGCGGCCTTTTTCTGGGCTACCTACGTTTTTAAACGTATACAAACCTTCGTATGGCGCCATATTTAGCGCGTTAACCGGCGTGGGTGCGAGCGCGTTCTTTGGCTGGGGCATGTTCCAGATACTCCGGTTGCTGTTCCGTAATCAGACCGTCCAAGACGCGTTCTTGTGCCTGCTGCAGCGCCTGCGTGATGCTGATCTTGTTCGTGATGTCGACACTAATTTCTTGGCGGGCCGTCCAGCCGTGGGCGTGCTGCAGGATGGCAAGCGCCGCCTTGCTGTCGCCTGCTCTGGCGGCTTCCCGCAGGTGGGCGCTTGCCTCCATCTCGCTGTCGGCGCGGCCCTTCATGGCGGCCATGTCCGCTGCCGGGTCAAGCTCGCACAGCTGCCTGAACTCGGTGGGCAGCATGCCAGCAGCCAAGGCGAGCGAGTCGCCCTTCAGACCCAAGGCAGCTGCGTCATAGATGGCCTGCAGCCTGGCTTCGGTCGCCTCGACTTTGCGCGGGGTGAACGGGATGGATTTGAACATGGCTGCATATTAGCGCATTTGCGTGTGATGTCAATTTGTGGGCAATGTGGGCTATTTTTCTGGTGGTCGTTGGCTGGTTTTACAAAGAAAAAAAAATTTTGTGCAGACCCTCCGTAATCGTGACCGGCCAGCCGCGGGCCCCCCGCCCCCCAGGGTAGTAAGCACTCACTTTTTTGGGTTGCCAGGCTGACAAGTTAGTAAGCACTAACTAACCAGGTTAGTGGGCACTCACTTACAAAGTTAGTGGTCACTAACATAGCCAGGTTAGTGAGTACTAACCGTTGCCTTTTTGTTACCAAACCTGTGGATAACTCATAATAACCCTACTAGCATTGGTGGATAATGTGGGCAATTCGCAAAAACCCACACTTTTTCTGTTTAAAATCAAAGGCTTACAACTTTTGTTGTCAAAAGGTAATAAAAAAAGCCCTTTAAAATCAAGGGTTTGCGTGTGGGCAATTTAGAGCCCTTTTTTTCAAGTCGTCGGCTGCGTACAGCGTGGGGCATGGGGGGATATACAGCAAACTACTGTATAGAACTACTGTATAAAAATATAGATTCTAGCTTTACAGATTTAATGACCCACATGACCCACAAAATGCCAAAAGCTAGCAGCAGACTAGGTTATCGCGTGGGTCATCACGTCGAATTTTATGACCCACATCGCGCCCAATTCGGCCACAAAAAAATCATCATTTAGGCTGCAAAATAATCTTTGACATTTGCTTGACTTGTGCTATTTTGTAGTCTGTTGTAAAAGTTTGTTTAGTAAATCACTGATTAATTTTTAAGCAGAGGGGCAAAAATGCAGACAATATCTTTCGAAACCGGCCGCGATTATGGCGCGCCACAAGTGCTGGAAATCACTTTTCCGGCCGTCACTGTCGATTTATTTGACGCCGCGTTTGTTGACGTTCACGTTCAATTTGTTGACGCGGTTCGCGGTATATCCGGCACGGTAAAAGTATTCGGTAGTGACGCGAACGCAAACTCAATCGGCCGCGCGGTTTTGGCCGAATACGATGCCGGCCGTTATCAGGCCATTTAATAGGAGAACAAAATGATGACATTCGGCGAATACATGGCCTTTTTTGATAAGTGGCTCAATTACCAGTTTCCGCGTAATGAAGACGCGGCACAAAACCGCGAGATTTTGCAGATTGTCGGCGAGATAGTGTCAGACGTAGACGATCTGCAATATTGGGCGAACCGCGACTGTTGGTCGATGTATCACTACGCGAAGGAATTAGCATGAAACCTACACTTGCGGAAATATGCGGTGCGATCGCCGGTTTTGCGGCGCTGGCGTTATTTGTCTTTATGTGCCTTGCCTATTAATCTCACTTTCCAGGAAACCGGCCATGCAAAATCCATTCAAAGCACAATTAAAACGCGAAAATCTACTTTATCGGCCAATATTGGGCGAATCCAGCGCCAAAACGATCAAAGGCCAAAAAATCGGATATCTAACCGCTATCTGCTATCTGGTACCTGACGAAAAGCTCTGCCCGTTTGCGCAAATGGCCGGCTGTTTCGAGCCTTGTCTGAAATCGGCCGGCCGTGGTGCCTTCAATAATACGCAAAAAGCGCGCGCGGCCAAAACCGCATTTTTCCGCGAGAATCAGCGGGCCTTCATGCTATCCATGGCCGCGGACATATGGTCGCACGCACGCCGTGCGGAAAAATTGGGTTTGATTCCATTAGTCCGGCCGAACGGCACGTCAGATATACCATTCGAGAATATTCTGATTGACGGCAAAACGATTTTCCAGATGTTTCCCGATATTACTTTTTATGACTACACCAAGCACCCAAGCCGCAAATTAGACGGCAAAACGGCCGGTAATTACGATTTGACGTATTCATTCTCGGCCATTACGCCAAAGCCGATTAGCATCAAAGGCCTGATTAATCCGGCCAATAAACGCACGGCCGTGGTATTCCAAAAGCAGAGCGATATACCAGCCGAATTTCGCGGATGGCCAGTAATTGACGGCGACGATACAGATGTGCGCCACATTGAACCGGAAAAAGTAGTGGTGGCCTTATACGCCAAAGGCAAAGCAAAGCGGGACACCGGCGGATTCGTTCAGATTAAGGGCCGCGATTATTAATCAGAAAGGGTAAACATATGAAAACAATGACGGCCCGCTACGCGGGCCTATGCGCGGCCACTGGCGCGCGCATATTGCCCGGGGATGTTATCCAATGGGAGTGCGGCCGCTCGGTGCTATTGGAGCGCAAAGCGGCCAAGGTCGACACTATCACGCTAGTGGGTGAACACGGGCCGCGCGATTATTACCGCAACGCGCGCGGCCGCTGCATCGACGCGCCTTGTTGCGGTTGCTGCACCATATGAGCGGCCGCGGCCGCTTGCAATACGGGCTATTGGATGACGAGAACCGCGTCATCCGTTGGCTCGATTATCCGCCGGCTAACGGCCGGTATATCACGCGCAAAGCACCGCGCAAACGGGCCGCACGGCCCACAATCGAAACTCACGGCGCTGCGCGCTGGTAACTCTGGAGGGTTAAAAAATGAATTTATATCGCTTTGAATGCACCGTATGGGTACGCGGCGAAAGTGAACAAGCCGCTTTTGATGAATTACACGCCGAAGCAAATTATCACTTCGGCCAAGATAATAATCTTGTCGCATTGGAAACGGACGGCGGCGAACTAGTAGAGGAGGGTTAAAACATGGGTAAATTAAAAGAAGCGCTCATCGGCGCTCAGGAAACGGCCGCGCTTACTGGCGCGAATGAAGCGCTGCTATGGCAAGCGCGCGCAGCGCTCAGTGACGCGCTATACACCCTCGGCGAACCCGATGAGGGCCTGGCAAGCGCCGAGCATGCGCTGCAGCTACTGAATACTTATCTAATGGAGGTGGAACTATGCAAACAATAATTGTCGACGGAACAACCTATAAAGTGAAATTCGATCGGGACCCGATCGAGCTCGCCAAAGCGGCCCGCAAGCCCTATAAACCGAAGCGGCCAAAAGATATTCGGAAATTTCCGCTTTGGACTCCAGCGGTATCTACGGCCGAATACATTCGCCGATTCGACGCGCTCAATTTTCTGCAGCCGGTTCAATACGCTGGCGCAAGCGCCGAAAGCGCCGCGCAGTATGACCCGACAATACCGCTCATCGAAGAAATTGCGCTTGATTGGACCGGCGCGCCATTGCGCGCGCCAATGCCTGGACAAACTATTAACAGATGAAATTATAGGAGATCAGATAATGAACGACTATCCAGCACAATTTGATCAGGAAATTCTCGACAATCAGTATTTTGCCGAAGCTTTTCCCGATGCCGAAAGCCCTGCCGAACTTTATCGACAGGTTTACAAATACACAGACTGCGGCGCATATCTAAGCGTCAGAATCAATTACATCGAAGTCATCGAGCCGGACGGATTCCACGACTACCCCAGCGAAATAGAGCGCAGCAAGTGGATTCATTGCGGCGAACTGCATAGGCTCGGAACTTGGGAAGATATGGACAAGCGCGGCGAACTTGTGACCGCGCTGCTGGTCGGCTCAATTGTCGAAGGGGTCGATCAGACGACAGACGACTACGAAGTAGAAGCAAAACAAATGGATGAAGAACCGGAACAATTCCGCGCTCGGTTTGATGCCGCCCTTGAACAAGTGGAACAGGAAGCGGAGAGCATCTGGAACGATATGCATGGTTGCGAATCCTGCGCGGCGCACTTCAACATAAACTTGACTGAAGAATACAGTCCAATTTGGAAAGATTGCCCCGACTGCAATGGGCAGGGCGAAGCATTTTAATAAAAGGGAAAAACATATGAAAACACATACTGACATCAGCGGCCCGCAGTGGCCGCAGCACTTGTGGCCGTACACGTACACGCACGGCGACATCGAACTGCTTTGCTTTGTCGATTGGGAGCCGGCCGATCGGTCGGTCGGCATGGCAGCCGGCGCATGGCTCATTCACGCTTACGCCGGTGGGGTCGACGTGGTTGACCTGCTCAAAGATACGATTATCCGTGACATTGAGGAGGGTGCCGCATGTTCGCTGTCATCGGATTAATACTTGCGGCTATGCTCGCGATCGTGCTAGGGTTGTAGCGCGCTGCTCTCTCCCAGCGCTGGCCATGTGGCCATCCTTCGGTTGCCCGTCAGGATCAAACCTGACGGGCTTTTTTTGGGCAGGCGCCGCAGGCGCATGACCGTTATGCTTACTTGACCAGGCGAACGGCTGACGGCGGCGGCGTCTCCTCGACCATGCGGCGCAGCTCAGACTTGCTCGCCGTGTCGGCCAGCTCTGGCGCACAGATAATGTGCTTACGGGTTTCAAACTCGCGCGACTTTATGCGCCCCATATCGACCCAGCCGGCTTCCTTCAGCGCGTGCAAGAGCGCCTGCTGCACCACGCGGGTATTCATCGGTGCGCCGCCCTGCAGGCGGTCACACAGGCTATAAAACGGCGCTGCTACCACGCCCGCAGAGAACTCGCCCAAGCGGCGCTCGATCATCTCGACAAGGTACGACTCAGCCGTTGACCTGCCCTGCTCGACCATGATTATTTTCGCCTCAGTCAACGGTGGAGTGCCGCCTGGGTTGAATTTGCTTACATCGCGCTGATACAGCCACGCTGCAACCGCTGAACAGCCGCCATTATCCAGCCAGCGCCACAAGCGGGCGCCCTCCTCCTCAGTCATGCGCGGCGCGTCTGAGTACACGACAAACCAGCGGCGATCTTCGGACGGCAGCGACAAGGGCACGCGCTCATTCGAGAATGCCAGCACCAGCATTCGATTCAGCGCCTGATACGGGTGCAGACCCTTGCGGTTGACGGTCACAAACTCAGGCGGCGCGGCGATAATGGGCTTCAGGTGATTCTCGAGCGCCCTGCGATCCTTCGCCTCGCTCTGGCGCAGCTCTTCAAACACCATGATTTCGGATTCGTAGTTGTAGCCCCATTGGGACGTGATTTCCTCGTTACGCACGATAGCCACGTTACGTCGACTG